AGAACCAACAGGCTCTTGGAAGTGTCAACAATTCACTCAACAAGCTTCAGAACAGCGGTCTAAAATTAAGCACGGCGATTAAAGGTGCCGCGGCTGGTTTGGCGGCGTTTGGAGCAGTCAAGGTTGGATCATTCATTGTGGCAACCACAAAAGAATTTGAAGACTTGCGGACTACCTTGAGTTCGGTCACAGGTAGCACAGAATCAGGTGCGGAAGCATTCAGGTTCATCAGTGAGTTTGCTACCAAGACCCAGTTCGGTGTTGACGACCTTACAAAGACTTTCATCAAGTTGAAGGCGGCAGGTATTGAACCAACCGAGGAACTACTAACAACATTCACAGACGCGGCGGCGGTGACCAATGACCAAATAGGATCATTGGAGGCTGTCACTGACTTGTTTTCCAGAACGGTATCAGGTGGTTTGGGACTTGAAGAGATACAGAGACTAGGAGACAGAGGTATTCCGGTCCTGGCTATCTTGGAAGAGAAACTTGGAATTACAAGGGCACAGATATCAGAGTTTGGTAAGACAGCAGATGGTGCCGCAAAGATCACCGCGGCATTCACAGAAGGTATCAATGAAAGATTTGGTGGTGCCACGCAGAACTTGGTATCAAACCTATCAACAGAATTTTCAAATGCCAGGATCGCACTTCAAGGTGTGGCGGACGAATTCGGTCAAGGTATATCACCGGCATTGAAAGATGCAGTTGGTGGATTTACTGAATTGGTCAATAACAACAGAGAAACAATATCAGCATTAGGCGAACTAACAGGAATAGCACTCAAAGGAGTTATCACAGCACTTAACCTTGTGTTGAAGGCCATAGGCACCGTAATTGATCTATTCAAAAATTTCATTGGCACAATAAGAGACACAATAACAGCAGTCACAGATTTCAAGGACAAAGTAGTCAATCAGTTTGATAGCATGAAGACTGGTATCACAGGCAAGATGAAAAGCATCAAAGACACCGTAGTTGGTTTCTTTTCACAAACAGATCAAGAAGTGGTTGGTGGTTCAATCGTGCCAGAAATGGTTGATGATGTTGTAGCAGAATTCAACAGGATGGACAGATCCATCAATTCAACACTGGGCAATATGAGTATCGCCGATCAGATAGATGAAGCCATTGACAAAGATGTATTCATCCAAGCACTTGGCAGAGTCACCGCCGAAGGATTCACACCTTTGGAAGGCAAGATACAGGCAGTGACATCAGGAATAACAGCATTCCGAGACACAGCATCAAGCGCCTTGACTGATGTGATATTTGGCACAAAAAGTTTGAGAGATGCTTTGGGAGAAATAGCAGAGTCCACATTAAGGGCGTTAATACAAGGTTTTATAAATCTTGGTATCACAATATTCATTTTAGAAGATTTAGAAAAATTTTTAAGACGTGTTAAGGGCGAACAAAAGGCCATTAACAGCCAATTGAGGACAGAGATAGCATTGAGAACAGTGCTGGCGTTCCTAACAGGCGGCACCAGTATGTTACCTGGAAGGGCATCAGGTGGTCCAGTCACACAAGGTGGATCTTACGTTGTTGGTGAAAGGGGTCCAGAATTGTTCATTCCAAATAGTTCAGGCACAATCATACCCAACAACGAAGTTGGCATAAATGATGGTGCAGGCCTAGGAAGTGTTGGAGACAACATCGCAGTGACATTCAACATAAACACAATTGACGCATCAGACTTTGATTCGTTATTAACAGACAGGCAGGACCTGATCATAGGATTGATCAACAGAGGACTTGCCGAAAGAGGTAGAAGGAGTTTAGCATAATGAGTGGCACATTTCCATTACAAGCAGGATTCAGAACAACAAATTTCAGTTCTCAAACAACAAGCAGAGTGACAGTGAGCGTATCTGGCAAGACACAGAGAATAAAGACGGGACAGCAGTTTTTCACATTCAAGCTGAAGTCTCCAAAAATGACAAGGCTACAGGTTGATGCTGATTTCAGTTTCATTGCCGCACAGGATGGACAGGTTGAATCATTCACCATAGTGCCACCTGTGATCAGTTCAAGCAAAGGCACAGCATCAGGCACGGTTACGGTTGTCAATGCTACAAGTTCAGCACCAGTGTTGAGTCTTGCCGCAGGCAGTAAGAATGTTGGAGTAAGTGGTGGTTCCGGCACACTGAAAAAAGGTGACCTAATAAAATTTTCAAACCACGACAAAGTTTATATGCTGACAGAAGATGCAAACCTTGATGGATCTACGGTGGATCAGTTAAGTTTCTATCCACCATTGACAACAGCATTGACAGGTGGTGGTCAAACCATAACATACAATAGTGTTCCGTTCAAAGTTTATCTTAATTCAGATACAGCAACATTTTCAACATCAACAGACGGATTACACCAATACGAGATCAGTGTAAATGAGGAGATCTAATGACAAGAGATTTATCATCATCATTGCAGACCAAGTTGGCTGGCAGAAGTCTGTTTGCCGCGGATCTCATTGAACTACATCTTTCAACACCATTATATTTCACAACCACTAACATAGACATAGACTTCGATAGTGCCACGGCACCTGACGCAGGCTCAAACACATACCTGGCACAGGGACAATTTTTATTCTTTGGCAATGTTGTAGAAAGTTCTGACCTTCGTGTGGGACAGATAGACATGACTTTCACCGCAGTTGACACAACCACGATAGCTTTGTTGATCAACAATGTTTATATGAACAAGAGGGTGGTTGTGTATCGTGCCATACTACAGGATGATTATAGTTTCACATCAGATGATGTGTTCACGGTGTTTGACGGATTCATAATGGGATACAGCATATCAGAAACAAACACAACAGCCACCGTCACAATGACCGTGGCATCGCAGTTCGCTGATTTTGAAAGATCCAATGGCAGGAAAACCAATCCATCATCGCAACAGATACATTTTCCCAATGATGAAGGTATGAATTTTTCAGCACAGATAGTCAAAGATCTAAAATGGGGGAGGGCATAATGTCTGATTACAGATTTGAACACTGGAGCATAAAACATTTCACCAAATTCGAGGACATTGCCTACAAGGCAATATTTGAAAGGGGCATGGTGGATGTTGACTTCAACAAACAGCATTGGAACATCCATTTGAAGAACCTTGTTTCATTGTCCAGTAATATAGTCCGTTTATTATACAAAGGTGATGAGTTGGTTGGTTTTTATATCTTGCAATTACACAATTTGCCATGGAACCACAGAACACACGCCTTGTTCACACTCTTACACATCATACCTGGACACAGGACGGTGCCATTGTTTGAAGCCTTATTGAGAGATGCCAAAGCATTGGCACAGGCCAACAAGGTGGTCACGATACAGACCAGTGACAAGGCATTCTTGTTGGACGACAATGATAAACTGACACTATTACACCGTGCAGGTTTTGATCAAATAGAAATGGTTTGGGAGTCAAAAGAAAATGCATAGCCAAACATACATCAAAGACCATTACCACGCAAATACAGGCGTCTGTGTCAATCTAAACACTATGAAAAGTGTCATCGATGATGTCATTGACTTCTACACACAATTTGATCGTTATAATCATTTGACCTATGTTGATTTATATCAGCATATTTCTCCAAGCATAAGAAACAACCAATATAAAATTTTCCAAACCAATGGAGAGATATGGGGGTTTGCCAACTGGGCCTATATGTCTCCAAGTGTGCTTGAAAAATTTCTAAAACAGGGTAGATTACACACATTGGATTGGATGAGTGGTTTTCACCCTGTGTATGTTGATTTCGTGGCATCAAGAAATGCCAGGTATGTGATGAAATGGTTGAAGAACTACACCGTTGAAACATATGGAGTGGGAGCACCATTATATTGGGTTAGATCTACAAAACACAAAATAAAAAGAATCACAAAAACAACAACAAAAGGTTATTGGAAATGGGATCAGTAGTTAGAAAGATCACAAAAACAGTTTCGAAGGCAGTAAAAGGTGTTGTCAAGGCAGTCACCAATGTTGTCAGCGGATTGGTTTCTGCCATTTCTTCACCGTTCGGAGCAAACATAGATGTCCCAGATTATGATATTGGCACAGACCAAAGTGAAGCAATTCAAGGAGTTCTTCTCAACAAAGATTCAGCGATTAGCCATGTTCCTGTGGTTTATGGCACAAGGAAACTTGGTGGCACTCGTGTCTTTGTTTCTACTGATGGCACTAACAACAAGTATCTTTATGTGGCCTTTGTGATGTGTGAAGGACAGATCAACGCATTCCAAAAATTGTTCATAGATGACAATGAAGTCACATTGAGTTCATATGCACACGGCGTGGTGGCAACACCAAGCGGTGGAGACTACAAAGACAAAATTCAAATACAATTTTTTGATGGCAGAGACACACAGATCAGTTCAAGCATACTAGCTGAAACACCAAATTGGACCAGCGATCACAAATTAAGTGGACTTGCCTATTTGGCCATCAGATTCGAATGGACAGGATTCAACACCACTGATGCCCCAAACAATAATCCGTTTGGTGGAGGCATACCAAACATACAGGCACAGATACAGGGCAGAAAAGTTTATGATGCCACAACACTCACAGCAGATTCAACAACATCACACGATACAGCATATGAAAATGAACCAACAACATTCACCAACAATCCTGTGTCTTGTCTATTGGATTATATGCGTAATTCAAGATATGGCAAGGGACTTGCCAACACATCATTTGATTTTGACTCTTGGAAGACAGCGGCGGACCTTTGTGACCAAACCGTGACTTACACCAACAGCACAACTTCAAAGGCATTCACTTGTGATGCTGTTCTAGACACCAAGAACAGCCTAATGGTGAACATAAAAATTATTTTGGCAGGATTCAGAGGTATGTTGCCATATCAAGCTGGCAAATACAAATGCAAAATTGAACACGGTGGAGATGACACAGACATCACAGCAACTCCATCAGATCCAACAACCGTATTCACGGTCACAGCAGATCATATCATTGGCGGTCTGAGACTTGAAGGAGAAAGCAAACAACACAAGGCCAACAGGGTGGTTGTGACCTATGTTGATCCTGAAGCAGACTTCCAACCAAATGATGTGTCATTCCCCGAAGAAGGTAGTGCGGATGACATCAGTTTCTTGGCAGATGACAACAATATAAGGTTGGAGAAAAGAATTACCTTGCCCACGATCACAAACAGATCAATCGCAGAACAATATGCCAGGGTGTTCTTGAAAAGATCAAGGGCACAGAAATATGTTTCATTCAACACCAATCTTGCCACATCAAACACAACGGTGGGTGACCTTATCAGGGTCCAAAGCACCACAATGGGACTGGACGGTATATTCAGGATAATGGACATGAGAATCAACAGCAGTGGCGACATACAGATTGATGCCATTGAACACCAGGCGTCAAGTTATGCCATCAGTGCCAGTGGCACTGACTATGTAAGGCCAACATTGAACTTGCCTGATCCATTCCAGGTGATAGCACCAACAGGATTGACGGTTCAATCAGGAAATCAATTTGACCTTACAGATTCAAACGGAAATGTCACCAACAGATTGAGTGTTTCTTACACAGCATCAACGGATCCTTTCTTGAGTGATTACATCATACAATACAAGAGAAGCAGTGATGCCAACTTCACAACATTTTCACAGACAGCAGAAACTTTTGCCTTCATATCACCAGTGGTGTTTGGCGACACCTATGATGTCAGGGTGACAGCAAGGAATCAATTGAATAGAAGAAGTGATTTTGCCACCGTGACTAATCACACTGTTGCAAACACATTCACACCCAGCACTGGCTCAAGTTCTACGCAGTCAGGCAGTGGATCAACAACCAACATAAATTTCAACCCGTAGGAGATATAGATGGCAATAACAGGAACAGGATTTTACGACGCATCACAAGATTTATATCTGCCAAAGGACACCTTGACATGGACGAATCTTGGATCATCACCATATCAAACTTGGAATTCATATGACACTTGGTATAAGAATCTTTCAAGTTCAACAACGGTGGCATTCACCAGTGAAACCATCGACTTTGGCAGAAGTGCCAAAGTGTTTCCATTGATCACTTTGACGGTTCTACGAGATGGCAACACTGACACAGCAGGCGCATTTGGCAGTGAAGCAACACCACAGATTGCCATTGAAGGCAGTGACAATTCTGACATGAGTAGTGCAACAACGGTCACCATGACCAGGGCCAGTGCCAATAACACATTCACAGGATTGGGTGCCAAAAGATATTATCGTGTGACGGTCACAATTGATTCAGGCACAAACACAGC